GCTCAGGTACTTAAAAAAAATATTTTATAATAGTGTTGCGGAATTAAGGATTAATATACTTTCCTTCAATATAATCAATATCCAACAATTTATCTATTGTATACAAATACCCAATCTTCTCTTCTATGCCACTAATTGAAGAAAATATTACTGATAAATCATTTTCTATGATACACTTATATATTTTTGAATCTTTAAATATATATAAGTGGCCATTATGATAAAACGCTTTACCTTTGAATGTATACCCAATCCAATATGAGCCATTATATTCAAAGAATACATTGTCTTTTGTTCGGAATAATAAATCCCCTTTCAGCATTCCTTCGCTCGGTTGATTTTCTTGTACATACTTTACTTCTATAATACCCACACTAGAAAGTTTTTCTTCATTAGGAACAAGTTCCCAGTTTGCCACATCTGTAAACACACCTCCGTTATAAATCCAGCATTCAGCTTTCTCATTTGAGTTTACAAACGCACATTTTAAACCGACACTCCGATACTTAGACGGCACCTGCGCAATAGCTGTCTCCAACGTATATTTATTACTACCTCCAGAACCTGATGTCGGGTGTAAAACAGACACATTATATTCTGTGACTCTCTTATCAAGATAGTTTGTTAAGTTGCCGGATCCGTCAGGCATACCGACTGCTTCTGCGCTGGTAACAGGATACTGCTTGTTGCCTGTACCATCTGTCATCTGTACAATATTTGTTGCCATAATCTTAAATATTTATGTCTGTTGTTTCTTTAATAGTTTCTAGTATCACTGGTATATTTGCAGCAGCTTCAGTCGCATTTTGAGATGCAGCGTTCGCATTACTGATAGCATCATTAAGCGACTTAGACAACTCTAAATATTTCAATTCTCGCTGCGTTTCATTCTGCTTCCGCTGTTGCTCAGAACTCATCCTTTGCTGTTCAGCTTGCTTTACCTGACTATCTGTTTGATTAAGTTGCTCAATCATATCAGTAGCTGGACGTTGAAGCTCTTTGATTTGCTCTGCAGTAAAATCATCAAAAGTAAAGGCATCCCCCTTAGGACCAACCAAACTGGCCAACCATTCGGATTCTGTACCCTCAAAACCGTTTCTTACAGCTATTTCAAAAGCAGAGTATCCCGGCAAGCCAACATGAATATCGCTTGCATCGAGCTGTACAACCGGACGAGCAATAAGACTATCATCAGCGCCATCAGTCATACAGGACCATGGTACCAGCTCAAAAGCTGAACATTTATCAACCACCGTCTGATACTGCTTACCGTAATTTTCCCATAGAGTCAGACTATATACACCTACAATTTTCTGTTCAATACCAGAATACACAAACAAAACGACATTATCTTCAACAGAAAATTCCATTGGTATTTTTTGCATCAAGGGAGTGGTAAGTATAAGTTTTAAATCACGTTCTTCCAAAGTAACCTCCTCCCCATTGGTCAATATAGGCCAACGAATTTCAATATCAGTACCTATTCTAAATTTTCTCATATC